TATGAAAGACAATTGGATGAGTTATCATGAAACATTATAAAATCACACATTCAACTAATTTCTCAGAAATGTCTGAGTTTGATTCTAAAGCAATACCAATAACATCATTTGAATGAGCAACACCAGCGGAAGCTAAACCACCTGCAGAAGCGATGATCCTATCACCCTTACGAATTGCACCAATAATGCGAACTGGAACACGACCCTTAAGAGCGATAGCAGTACCACCTTCTAGATCGTCATTCATAATGTATGCAGGGTTAGCAGATACAACACCAATGGCACGACTACCCCAATTAGAAGCAGTAACTTCTGCCTCACCACCGACCATCATAACTGTACCAACTGGATACTCAGCATCTGCAAGATATTTTTCTGCCAAGTCAGCGTAACGAGCAGAAGTAGAAGTACCGTAGATAACAGCAAATCTATTTGCAGATTGACCGATATCACCAGAACCATTAGATCCAGTCTTAACGATATAGTCTACAGATGGAGTTGAAGAACCAGTGATAACAGGATTGCCAGAAACACCATTACCATTAGTAATAGAAATATTAGTGCCAGCAGTTATAGTTCTTTCAACAACAGAAGCAGAACCAAGACGCACATAAAAACCAGTAGCAGATGTAGCACCAGCGATGGCAGTTAATTCATTCGAGAATGGTTGGATATCAGAACCAATAACTAAACCTAAGTTTGTTCTTGCCTGTGATACAGATGTCGCTGCAGTTCCGCCAGAAGCAATCGCTAATGCAGAAGTTAGGGTTACAGAACCACCAGTAATAGTAACATTATTTGCATTCTGTGTAGCAATAGTTCCTAAACCAAGAGCAGTTCTAGCTGCAGAGTCAGTTGTGGCACCAGTACCGCCATTATTAATAGCAACTACACCATCCACATTGGTTGCATTGCCAGTAACAGTTCCAGTTAAATTACCAGTAACATTACCAGTAACATTACCTACTAGAGCAGCAGTAATTGTACCAGCAGAAAAATTACCAGAAGATCTAGTGACAACAGAGTTTCCAGTAGTATCTGAACTACTAGTATTTAAACCATCTAGTAAATCGGCATCTAATCCAGAACCTGCTCCATCAACTGTTTTAACTTTTGTAAGAACATCTGCAGCAGTATAATCAGTAGCAGTTAATTTTGTTCCAACCTCAGTATTCAGGTTATCAAAGTTAGCGTCTGCTTCTGCAATCGTTAGCGGACTGCCCTTTACACTGCGAAGTACGATTGTTGCCATTATTGTTTACCCTTAATAAGCATTGCGAGCATCTCTTTTATCTCTGTTACATCTGATTCAATTTTTTCAATCTTATCAGCATTTTGTTTAATTTGTTGATTCAATTCTTTTGCTGCAGTTTTTCTTTGCAAATAGTTTTCATACTCAGTTCTATTTGTATTTATTACTGCGCCACTGGATAGGTCTCTTACGAGACCATCCTTATTTTGTATATTAACAAAACCTTCCATTATACGCAAGCAAGTACACGAAGATCTTTAATTCTTGGTACTTGAGAACTATTAGAAGACTTCATAACAATTTTAACTTGAATAGCGTCAAAAGCAACTAAGTCATCAATAGAATAAGAAGCATCATAGAATTTATCTTCTGCATTTGATGCTGTTGGAATCGCAGCATCAATTGTCATTTGCTGGTAAGAAGCATTTTCAAATGGTGTATTGGAACCAACAATATTAGTTTTATACCAAACCTCAACAGATGCTTCAGCTGGAATATTAGCTGCAAATTTAACTCTTAGATAATTAGAGTGATTTGCTAAATTAACTCTCTTTGTTACATACTTGCTATATGTAGAACTTTCTAATGGTGCGTTTTCAGCAACAAATCTTTCTCTTTGAGTTAATGTTGCATTACCAGTAATTGCTGTAACTGCAGAATCAAATGTGATAGAAGATCCATCTGCAGCAACTGCAGTTATCAACTTAGTGCTCGTTCCAGAACTTGCGCCAGCGATAGTTAGATACTTACCAACAGTCGCAGTTTTAAACGCATCGTTTTGAGTAGAAGTAGTAATAGTACTACCAGAAACAGTCACACCAGTAGCGTTACTTAATATTACATTAGCATCCAAAGAAGCCACATTCAAATTAGTTTCTGTAGGTTTATTAACTTTATTACTAATAGTAATTAAACTTGTTCTATGAGTATCAATTACTGGAGATAAAGCATCATTTGAACTACTCATAATAATGTTAAATTTAACTGATTTGGCACCATTCAAACCATTTGCTAAATCTGAATTAGCCTCATTCTGTTCTGACGCAATCATTCTTGGCGAATCAAAATAATTTGTTTCATTTGCAAGAACACCAATGTAATCAGTATCTTGGTCATAAGCAGACTGTGTAGTGGAATCAACAGATTTACCACTAGTTCCTTTTATACCAAATGTGATTGGAGTTTCAGAGAATGACTGTAGTTGAACCAATGGTTGAACTGCGTCAAACTGTAGATGTCTTGTAGCCTTAACTGTAGAACCACCACTATATCCAGAAGCAGTTGCATTTGTTCCAAGAGTAATACAGTAGCTATCTAAGTCAACATCACTGATTGTATGTGTGGTGTTGAATCCAGCAAAAGCGATACCATTGACATCTGCAGTAACACCACTAATAGTCACAAAAGAACCAGATGGGATGCAGTGGTTTTGGTGCCATACACGAACCTTAGCAACACCAGCTTTGGTTTCAAATGGATCAATACCTAAAGTAACTTTTGGTAAAGCATCATTTTGGTATTGAACATTTGAGTTTACACCAGTCGCAAATTGGCAACGATAAATCGTAAATTTCAAATCTTGAGTTTGGTCTGCTGTCCAAGTAGAAGCGTTCTGTGACTTGAACAATGAACCAAGATATGGTTGCTCAGAAATAGTACGAGCAGTTCCAGGCATTAAATCGCCAACTTGAGAAATCCAAACTTTATAGTTGTTTGAATCTGAAGAAAGAACTATAGCGTATTCAGTATTCTCTTGAACATATACTGGACTTGGGAATGTAAATGTAGTTGCAACATCATATGAGTTGACATCAACATCATCTAACAATACTGTGTTTTCAGAAATGTTTACATACTCTGGCTTCAAAGTTACACGAGAGAATGGAAGAACTCGTTTTCCTGGATAACCATTAACTACTTCACGAATCTCTAATGAAACAGGAATTGATGTATCTTTAGTTGAGAAGAAAACATCAACTTTAGATAAGAAACAACCACCCTTTTGTTCAATTAAGAATGTTTGAGCCAATGGATCCCACCAACCAGTATCAGCAACAACTCGATCAGAAGTTTGAGTGATAACTTGGTTATCTTGAAGTGGCTCTTGGGCTAGTTCTGCGTTACGAACTGCATGCACTGTTCTTTGTTTAGTTTCGAGAACACCTTCTGCACGATAGTTTTCTCTGGCACGAGAAGTAAACGCACCATTTGCTGTTGTCACATCAACTAATTTTAATTCACGACTTCCGCAACGGAATCTTAGTGACTCATTATTTGGAATGTTAAACAATAAATGTAAGTCACCATTAAAGTTAGAGATTAAAGTACTACCAAGTGCTTTAGTGGTAACTGTTCCAACAGTTCCACTAGCTGCAGTAGCATATCCCAATGGATTTGATGCAGTAATTGTTTCGCTTGTTGTGAATGTTCCTTGAATATTAACTACGAATAACGCATATGTATTGGCATCTGGATTGTATTCTTTACCAACAACAACTGCAGTAGCACCAGAAGAACCACCAGTAATAATATCACCACGATTTAAACAAACTTGAGAATCTCCAGCAATTCTTCGAGCAGTTGCAGTAGCGTTTGATCCAACATTAGTCTCAGTATCAAATTTATTATGAGTTACTAATTTTGCTGCAGATGTTGCTCCAGCAGGAACATATTGAATTTTAGATGCTGGAGTGCAATAAGCAGAAATGTCAATACCATCAAAGAATGGATAGAAACGAGTGCTTGGTTTTAATTTTTGAATTTGAACAAGAATATTTCTTGAACGAATATATGGAATAGCAGCTGTAGAAAGAACACGATCTCCAACAACTTGTCTATCAATTTTTTCAACAAGAGTAGTTTTAATACCTGTTCTAGACTGCCCAACTTGAGTTGCAGTAGAGTCAACTGTGATTTGACGAGCATTACCCCAAGAAGTAATACCAAATCTAGCTTGTAGTTCAGCTTGTGTTAGGTAGACATCACCTTGACGAGAAGCCCAGTTACCGCCAGTTGTATATGTTACACGACCTGTGCTAACAGGTGCGCCAGTCCATTGAGTCTGCCACGCATTCCATACGGTTCCAAGAACACCTGCCTTTTCAGCAATATTTTTAATCGTGTTAAAATTACCTTCGACATCAATAACTAAATCTGGACGACGATCAACTTCAAACCAATCATCTGTTGAAGGATTAATCTTTACATGTCCAAGGAATGTAAATACTGCAAATGGGTTAATATTTTCTAAACGAGATGCATATGCTTGCTTTACGATTGGAAGATGATTGACCACTGGTAATGTAATAACATCACCATATAATTTGTAATTTGCTGCAGTACGATCGCTATCAGCAGAAACAGCTTCAATTAAGTTCACATTCTGCATTGTATAGAATGGACGGAGTTCTGCTCTTTCCATATCAATAGAACACAAATAGTCAGGAGAAGTGCTATCACCTGTGTTATGTCCAGCAAAGTTATCTACAATGAATCCATTTTTAAATCTATCCAATCCGTCAGCATCGATAATATTTAAAGATTCTGTTTGCTGTTCCAATAATGATAGTGAAGTGTAGTATTCTAGATTATCAATTCGTTTTTCTAGTTTACCGATATCACGCATAGTGTATCGCTTGTTATCAATTCTGTTAATCTGAACATTATTACTTAATGTTCCAAATGTATATGGCTCTAATGTTAGGTTATAAAGAACCAAACCAAGAGTTGGATCTAATGGTTCACCTGGATTTAAAGATGAGACACCATCAATAGCGAAGAAATTACCACCAAAATCTACAGCGATTTTAGTTTTTCTTGCTAGGTAATATGAGAAATCTGTTGTAACATCAATACCACGCTTTGGTAATAATGTCACAGATGGGTTTGTACCAGTAAAGCCTGTACCCTCATCATCAATCTTTGGTCTAAAGTCAATAACATCTCGTAAAGCAATACCTTGATAATAAGGTAAAGCACCATACTGGAAAGATGCTGGATATGAATCTTTAGTGAAGTAATCACCAGTTCCATGAGTAAAGTAATCAAATGTTACTTCAATAGGTGCTTCTGGTGGAGCATATGAATTCTTAAGGATTAATCGTGCTTGATCATAGTGAGTAGATCTTTGTCCATCATCCCAGATAAAACGATCTGAAATATCAATAGAGTATGTAGCACCTGGAGAAGCAAAAGTTCCAGATTTCATTTTAACAGAAATCAAACGGTAACCATCACCTTTACCAAGTAATAACTCAGTTCTTTGGGCAGTAGCTGCAGTAGTAAATGTTTTAGTAGCATTAACTTCTAAAGACTTTGTCTTTTGAGTTAAAGAAGCACCACTCTTATTAACTGCTGCAATAACAAAAACAGTTCTGCCATTTAAACCTGTACTAACAGCAATTGTTGCATTTGCTCCAGATGGAGTGACTGTAGCTGCAACAATAGCACCACCTGATGTAGAATCAGTATCGATGACAGTATAGTTATCTTGGTCTGCTGCAGAAGCCATTGTTCCAGATGCAGTAGAAATAGAAATTGAGCCAGCAGAAACGCTACTAGTAAATGTTTCATACACAGTATAAACTGTATCGCTTATACTTTCAATTGCATAGTATGGGAATGGGAATAATAAAGAAGTATTTTCTGGCTCAAGCAATTGAGTTTCAACTCTATCAATAGTCACACCAGTAACTGTGATTGAAGAATCAACAGTTAAAGAAACTTGAGATGCAATTGCAGTAACTCTTCTTAAAGAAGTACCCAAGAAAATATAATCACCAACTTTTAGAGCAGTTTGGAAAGAAGTACCAGTACCAGTAATGGTAGTTGAAGACGACGCTGTTGCTGAACCAATTAAACGAACCAATGTTCCAGAGCCAACTTTAGTAGCACCTTCAATGTCAGCAGTAAAGTTTAAATTGACATCATCACTAGAACCCACATGGTAAACTGATTTGACATCTCTATTAAAATCATATCCAGCGTTCATCTTAACATCAAACAAACCTAATTTGTAGATTGCAGTTTGAGCACCAATAGTTCCATTATGGTATTCCATTAAACGAACACGAGCAGTACCAACAGCAGTGGCACCAGATGGAATTGTTCCAACAGCAGAAGTTACTCTGTTATAAAGAGTAACTTGTTTTAAAGTATTAATTCCTGGAGCACCATTGATATTAGTGACTAAAAGATAGTTACCAACAGTAGCTGGAATCACTGCATTATTAACTGAGACAGTATCTCTTGCCTTTTGAACTGTTACATATTCAGTCGCAGGTTTCTCAATTTCATAACCTTGCACATAGGCTTTTCCTGGCTCTAAACCAATAGCCAACTTTGCTTCATTGGCTTGTTGTGTTGCAAGATTTTCTGAAGTGCCTGGAGTATAGATACCACGATTGTAGTATGGAGTTTCGTTATATTCCCATTGAATACCTGAAGTACCAACACCAGAAACTGCTCCGTCATATACAAGACCAGAAGTATGAGTTGGTGGAGTGCTGTTAGAAGAAGTTCCAGAATTTTTAGCGACATAAGTGTAACCACTATTGGTAACAACATCACCATTTAAATAAACACGAGAAGCTGTCCACGCACCACGATTATTGTTTCTGTATTCACGAACATCAATTTCAAAATTCTTAACTGTGTAATCACCAGATTCGTCATATGTTCTATGAGCAAATTCTTTTTCAAGATATGAATATTCTGATTTGTCAACTATTTTTTGAGTTTGTCCAGTGCTGGTACGCAATAGTTCAATAAAATCTGTATCTGCTGTGCTGTCTATTCCAAGTTTAGTTAGTACTGCATCGATGTAATAACGATGTGCACCTGGAGCAGCATAGTTAAATGAATTTTGCGCATTATCAAAAAGAGTTGCGTCTTCTTCTGCAGTAATAATAGACTCAGAAGTGACTAAACCAATTCTATAAGATGGTGTATTTGTAAATTTGTCAAGGATAATAGTTTGCGATGGAACAAGAACGAAGTGTCCTTTAATATAATAAACACCTTGTTGAATAGTTGCTAAAGAACCCACTCCAGTTGAAGAAGATGTAGCAGCTTGTATCGTATATGTTCCTGCAGCAATGGCATCCCCTGCAAGATTTGTACCTGCAAGATTTGTTAAAATGTCTGAGTCAGAGAATGTCTTGGTAGTAGTATTATCACCAGAATTTAAATAACGAATGTATAATGCAGCTGCATCTTCGCCACCAGAAACAGTGTAATGAATTACCTGTGCCTGTACTCCAGCAGTATTTTCAATAATTAAACCAGCAAATTTATCAACCAGCGTATCAGCAAGAACACCACTATATGTAGACTCTAATTTAATATAACCAATTTTAGTGTCAATACCAATGGCACCTGGAATAACCATGGAACCTTCTTTGAATACATGGTCACCAAAACGAGAAATTTGATTTTGCAGAATAGTCTGCATTTGAGTTAGTTCTCGTGCTTGTACAGCGTAGCCTGGACGATACAAAATTTTCAAGAATCTTTTTGATTCATTGAAATCGTCGTAATACGGTTCGGTGTTAAAATCAATAGCCATTCGTAATTTTCTCTTTAGTTGGTTCTAATCTATTTATGTTAGAATTTGATAACTGTTCTTAAAGTAACTGTTTCATCAGCTGAAGGTGTAAACCCAGCTTTGTTATCAATAAACATTAACTGACCAGAATATTTATCTATGGTTGGAGCACCCACTGAGGAAACAGTGAAAATATATCCATCGGCATTTGAAAAAGTATCATTAATTAAAGGTGTGTCATTGTCTAGTGATTGTAATAATGCACTTGAAGAAGAAGATGCAACTACACGATATCTACTTGAATAATTGTAATAAGGAGTTTCATCATATTCCCACTGAACACCAGAAGTTCCACCACCATCATAAGCTGTTCCAGAGGTATGTACTGGTGCAGTGCTTCCCGAAGTTGCACTATTCTTAGCTACATATATTTTATCACTAGCATTTTTAACAACATCACCAGCCAAGTAAGCAGTGCCTGTTGCCCAAGTGCCACGATTGTTGTTTCTATATGAACGAGTTCTTGTGACTGTTACATCAGTATCTCTTGGAAATTGACTAGTATTAATTGCAGCCTGCACAATAAAACATCCTGATCCAATAATTCCTTGAAATCTTTGGTCTGAATTGTATATGTTTGGATTTTTAATAATACCCAACTGACGATAATCGTTATTTACAGAGACACCTTGATTCAAGTCTGTAGAAACATTACTATAGAACATTAAAGTTTGTGCAAATAACTCGTTTGGAGCATTTTTGCCGTGGCCACCAAATGGAGACATGACTGCTCTAAGGTTAGCACCATATCCATTGCCTGTTACAATAACATTGGCATAGGTATAATTCTGACCAGGATTTGTAATGGTAATTTTAGTAATTTTACCAGACGCAGAATCAAGGACTGCAGTAGCAGTAGCATCAGTACCATCACCTTCAATTGTAATATTTGCTACACCGTAACCATATCCACCAGAAATAATTTTAATAGCATTTATAGTTCCAGGTGTCGTTAAAATTTCATTGTTCGCTTGTAGAGATTGAATTGTTCCGATATTCAGATCTGGTTTTAATTCAGCGTTATCTCCATCGCCTGAAACTGTAATAGTTGCGGTTGAATAACCAACACCAGCATTTTCAATAATAACCCCAACAATTTGTCCAGCGTCAAGAACTGGTAACAATTTTGCTTCAGATTTTGCTGTTAAGAAAGAAAATTCTGCTGTTACCGTTCCAACTCGATCAGAATCAGTAATAGCTACAGTTGGCGCAGATGAATAACCAGAACCATATCTTCGAACAACTTCACCTGTAGCTGGAACACCAGCATATGTTAATGTAGCAGTGCCATTAGTGGCAGAGCCAGAAGTATGTGATGGAGCAGTAGAAGCATGAGTAGTTCCAGCACCTGTTACAGTATATAATTTTCCAGAGTAAAAATATTGTTCTCCAACTAACACTGCAGTTGCTGCAGTCCATTGTGTACCAAACACAACAGTTGGATCGCTAGTGTAATTATCACCTTGATTTGAAACAGTACAATATACTACAGAACCAACATTCAATTTAGCCGATGCTACTGCGCCAGTTCCGCCACCACCAGAAAATGTTACTGCTGGGGCAGTAGTATAACCAGAACCAGCATTTAACATATTGATTTCTTTAACACCACCAAGCAGTGTTATACTAGAAATAGATTTAACAGTTGCAGTTCCAGTACCAGTTCCAGCACCAGATGCAACAAAAGTGGCACCAACTGCTGGTTGTCCAGTTATTGTACCAGAAGAAACTGTTTGAGAAGCACTAACTGTATATGTTCCAGTACCACCTGTTCCTGTTCCAAGAACAGTAATTCTAGTTCCAGGGGTGACACCTGTTCCACTAAGGTAAGTTCCAACAGCTAATGTTCCAGAACCAACTGAAGATACTGTTAATGTTGTTCCAGAAATAGAACCAATAACTACTGCTGAAGCAGTAGCACCAATTGTTACAAAATTAGTAGTTCCAAGAGCAGAAATTGTATATTTTACACCAGTGGTAAATGATCCTGCCGTAATGGTAGTGCTGGAAGTATTTACAGTTCCTTTAACTCTTGTACCGAGATATTTTAAAGCAGCAGTGTTATTCTGAACAGTACCTTTTCTGTGAGTTGGTTCTGACGAAGACATAGTTCCAGGAGTCACAACTTCATAAAAATCAAATACGCTGTTATAAAGTTTTTGTCCTAAAAATACTGATGAATCTGCAATAAACGAAGATGCGTTAGCAACTGGATCGCCGAATGTTACTGTAGGACTAATGTATCCATTACCACCAGTAGGAACTGAAATGCTAGTTAAAAAGGTAGGATCTTCTTCTCTATATCCATCACCTGAAACAGTTAGTGTTGCTGTTGTATATCCAGTTCCTTTATTGTTAATAATAATGGTATCCATTGCACCATTAGAATAAAACTGATTAGAAAGAGCAGACACCACTGGCATCTGATCTTCTGATAAAAATTTACTTCTTAAATTAATAGGAACAGTATACATAAACTTCCAAACATAACCATCAGATGTGGTAATTGGAGAAGTAGATGTACCTAGTGGTTTTACAGTTGATCTGGCATTATTGTTATTATCTAAACACTTATACACATTATAATCTTCTGTGATAACATAGAAGTTACACTCTTCAAGTTTTTGCTTACCAGATGGCGCAATATTTACAATCGCTTGCAAAACTGCACCAGATCCACCACCACCTGTTACTGTTACTGTTGGAACAGAAGTATAACCAGAACCTCTTGATGTATCAGAAACACCAAGTCGTTCAATTTCAATAATGGAACCATCATAAACTACAGGGTAATATTTGGCACCTGTTCCGCCACCACCTGTGATAGTAATAGTTGGTAAAGAAGTATAACCAGTTCCGCCATTTACAATATTTAAACCAAGAACTTCTGTTGAATATTCATCATCGAACATATCATAAATTACACCTGTGGTCCAATTGACACGAGGAATAACAAATGATACATCAGATGCAGTGATAGTTTTCATAGTGATGATATCATCACGAACTGCTCGTTCATAGGCATAACTGTCCACTGGATATGGTGGAGTAGCTTCATCACCCCATTGCAATGTTCTACCAAGGAAATAGTAATAATTAGAACTTCTAGTTGTTACATCCTTGTAAACACCCTCTGCAAGAGTTTTATGCAGGATTGTTTTAATTAGAGAAGATGATGTCGCCATTTAGCAGAACCTTAAACTTAAATTAACTTACTGTCACAACCCATGTTACAGCAATAGTATCTCCAGATCCCTTAGTAACAACTGGGAATGTAGTACGGCAAAGCATAGTACCACCTGAAGAAGCATTAAAAATACCAGCTTCTTGAATAGCACCATCACCAGTACCTGCTGGGAATGTAGCAGTATATGTAATTGTGTTTGTGGATACTGTGTTACCTGATAGTGATACACGACCAGTTTGAGTGCCAAGAGTGGTATCACTAGCACCTGGAGTGCCAGATCCAGTACCAATACCCATATGAGTCATAGCTGCTGGGCTGTTAGTGGTAGTTTTAATCATTGAAGAAGCAATGAAGTTTTTACCAGCTGTAACAACTAAGTTAGGTACTTCAAAGTCTTGTACTGTAACACCTTGAGCATTAGTTTTAACGATGCGAACTTTACCTGTCGCTTTTAGGTTTTCTTGTTGTTGAATCATAGGAATCTCCTTGTTAATTTTATAGAGTGCTAAAAGTGGATTCTCGTGAACCCACTGAATATTCGTCATCGAATACGATGTAATCTTGCCCATAATAAGAATTTAACTGCACATAACCTTCGTGGTCTTGTGGAGGTAAAGTATCAGGATCGGCTTCTGTATATAGATATTTATCTGTGCTTAAACGGATAGTTTCAGAAATTGTTTGTGTTGTTGCTAATGCTTTACTAAAACCAGCGTCTGCATCAGATGCTAATCCAAAATAGAAAGTAGAATCTAATAAAGTTCCAACGCTGGTATCAGCTAATGCTTTACCGAATGAAAGAGTTGGCGCATCATCTGACATTCCACTATATGTGGTACTCAATGATTTACCAAATAAATGCGATAATGCATCTTCTGGTGTATCTATTGAGTCGTCTAGTGCTTTGGAGAAAGATATTACAATGTTAGTATCAAGTGGTGCATTTATTGAATCTGATAAAACTTTCGTGAACGATAAAGATACTCCAGCAGTATCAACTCCAGCAAATGTATCTTCGATACCAATACCAAGAGATTTAACCAGAGATTCAAGAGTGATACTTAAATCAATATTGTTTGTAATATTATATTCACCAAACAATGCTAACCCAGATGGGTGAAGCATAGTCTTAACTGCTGATTTGTATGACGCTAATCTTTCGTCAATTCTTATGACATAAGAAAATGCTTGGTAATATTTACTATCTTGAATAAAAATTGAGTCATCTAAGAATCCTGCATTAGATGTAAAATATCCTGGATATTTAACAAGAGCACCAAGATCAACTTCAACGATAGCTGGATCATCAGAGGCAGTTTGAGCATTTCTAAAACTCAATGAAAACTCACGAATAATAGAACCAGCATATGATCCGTCAACATAATCGTATGTAACGAAGTCTCCAAGGTTTACATAACCTTGTTCGTCAAAACCTTGAGTTCTATCACCAATACTTAAATTATCACCAGATCTACTGGATGATGCGCTGGCGACTGCCAATTGATTTGCATTTACAGTATTTGTTGCAAGTAAGTTTACAGCAAAGTTTGCAGTGTATCCAATACCAAATTTAATAAATTCTGCATACTTGATACCATTATTAGCATCAACAGCAGTAACTTTTAATAGCGCACCTGTTCCAGTTCCAGATCTAACTTCAAACACTTGGCCAACACGGAAGTTTTTTCCAGGTTGTGTGACTTTTGGTGTTTGTGTAGCAGGAAGTATGGTAGCTTGAAAGGTATCTTTATACTTAATTTTATCAGTAGGTTTTAAAACCCCAAAGAATCTTTTATCAAGATAAAATTCATATATGTTTCCACCAAGAGCAACAATACGATCTACCTCACCGACAAGATCTTCTTTTCTATCAACAAGAACTCTAATTAATCTTGTTGCAGTTTGAATATCTACTAACTTTCCAACAATTTCTTGTGGATCTCCAAAATCAACTTTAGCAAAAACAGAAATTTCTTGGTTCCATCTACCATCAGATGCACGAAGCATCTGAGTACCTGGATATGTTAATTCTACTTTTTTACCAAACAGTAATCTAAACAAAAGTTTATATGATGCTTCAGATCCTTTTGATAGATACTGATCTTTGATATGAGTTAGTAGAAATCTTTCATCACCAGTAATTTGAGGAACATTATGAGCCAGTTCTTTTTTAAATTCGACAATAAACTCATCAAGAGTTTTATCAATATCTCTAGCATCAGAAAGATCCACTCCCTGCTCTTGCAGATATTCGTAATATGCTTCTACGAAAGCAACAAATGTTGGATAGTCTTCCCTGATAAATTCAGGGATCTGTCTAGCAACAACAGCTGATAATTGAGTTCTTGACATTATGATCTAATTGAGTTGAACTGATAGTTGTATCCAGCACCGAGATCGCCATTGGCAGTATTATCAGCAATAGCAGTAACAGTTAATTGTGTTGGATCAATTTGTACAATTTGATTTAATGCTGAGACAATATCGTATGACTCAGGTTTAACTTGCCATTCAAAAAATGGACCATCTAAAGATGTAATATTCAATCCATTAACATTAATTAATCCCAGTTCATAGTTAATAGTACCTTGTGTTCTATTCACAAAAACTTTATCTAAATTTGAATTCAGATAATATAAACGAATATTACCAACAGCATCATCATCAAGATAGTGAACTTTAGTACTACCTGGAACATAGAATCCAGTTGAAGCAAACACCTCACCTTGCTTACCACCATCTTGAGAAATTGGATTAATTAAATTAAGAACATATTGGGCATTAACACCGTATTGAGGTGTGTGTGGATGACGAACCATTAAGCGAGTAATATTGTTAACAATAGAAGGGTCTGCTTGATCAATAATACCTGTTAATTTTGTATAACGAAGGACACCATCAAACTTCTGTAGTTCGTTCAAGTCATAATCAAGTATTGCAGCTTTAACAATACTCTCAATTTGTGAAGCAGATTTACCAGTTTCCTTAGGATTGTAATGAACAAATGTAGTAACTTTAATATTAAAATATTCTGGATCAACAATCTCTGGAGTAATAGAAACAACGCTTCTTGGGTTAAGAATTTCAGTTGCTATCAGTTCTTTTTGTTGATTAGTTAATTTGCTGGCATCTCTTGGTTTAACGCAGATAAATGTCTTTCCATATATTGGAGGATTATTATCTTCACCACCCCAAACTGATACTGTTTGTGCGGCAGGAAATTTACTGTAAATTAATGCTTTATAGTCATCAGGTGTCACCGCACGATTTTGTGCAGCAAATAATCTTGGAGCATTAAATTTAATTGAAGTAATGTCTTCTGGAGCAGAACCATTTACAGCAGGGCTAACAGTGGTTACTGAAAGATTACTACCTAATACTGACAACCCATTATATGTAAAAATATTGGCAGTATTTGGTGCCTCTAAACTAGAGACAAAATAATTTATTGTTACTACATTACCAGTATTTAAAGCAACACCAAGAACACCATCGCCGAAAGTGATCTCATAAAGACCATCGTCAATTTCTTTTAAGAAATATACCTTAGTAGCATCAGTGACTGCTGTTAAATCTTCTGCTCTTGTATAGGTTTCATAAATGTCTGAGGTTGCAGATTCTTGAACTTGAATAGACAAAGTAGAAATATCAATATTTGCATTTGGTATAATATAACGAACCCCAGACGCAACAGTATATTTGAATGATAGCGGAGTGCCTTCAACTATTGATAGATTAGAGAAGGTGTAATTACCAGCAGTATTTCTTGCTACTGTGACATCTTCTAAATTATAGAAAACATAAGAAACACCATCAATAGAAGTTAAGAATGGTTGTTGAGCTGGCAGTGTTGCAACAGTTGGGCTAGAAGTCGGAGCAGTGATGCTTACATTAACAATGGCTCTTGCACATACAGCAGATCTTGGAGTGTATCCAAGCATTTTTGAAAGAGAAACTACTGATGCTCGTTTACTGGCAGAGTCGAGGAACATCTCATTGACAGCAAGGTTAGTATAAACACCATTATAGTGAGTATTATATGCCAGTAAATCTATGAGAACAGAAAGACCAGACCCCTCAAAGTCATAATCCGAAAATTCAGATTGTCCTTGTAGGAATGTTTTAAGGTTTGTTTTGATTGTATCAAAGTCTAACTCTGATACCTTCATTCTTTTACTATTTGTTGTGATTGCCATTTATCGTGTTCTCTCTAACGCTAAATCGAGAGTTATTGGTCTCTCGGTGTTGACTATTGTGAATTCTAAAGTTACATAAACTTCGTTTGCATCGGAATAATCGTCCACTC